GATAAACGACCTCTCAATAATTTGAGGGAGTCGACTTAGAGAGACAACATTGTTGTCCTCTAGACGCTTGAGTTTCAAGCGAAACGGCAGACTTGGATCAAGCTGCTGGAACCATTCGGTCAAAGACCCAATGGGGAAGTAATCAAGGTTATCAACCATGTTACTTATCCATTCCCGGATAAAATCGCGGGAATGTACTCCTCGAGGATGACTATTCTCGAAGATTGAACCTAGCACAGTTTGTGCTAGGTATGCGCCTTTGCCTGTTAGGCAAATGCTCCTTACCGCTCGATTAAAAATCGGCGGCAGATTCGCAAGATACTTTGTATCTTGCGCTAACCCCAGTCCACCTAAGGTGACTGGGAGTGACTCAATCGCACGTATCGTGCGATGGTGCGGTCCAAGGATAAAATCCTTGAACTTATATAAAGCTCTGTCTAAGACGAGCTTTTTAGTACTCCCATCGGGATAGTACTCGAGACCAGAGGATATTCCTTTGATCTTTCCGATAGCGACATTTTTGTCGTTAACGGCCTCTAGCGCCTTTGTAAAAGGCGATAGTAATCGTAGTTTCACAGAATCTACGAAAATGGAGTTATTCGGATTCCGAATAACTTCCTCTACGGGTTGGTTTATAACCTTCCCGGTGAAGTGGAGAACACGTTCCGTGTAGACCACTAAGTGTTCCGAAATGCGATGCTTTTCGGGCGATATCAGAGAGCCTAAGGCCTTCTGATTTGAAGTTATCCTATGAAGATAACTTTTTGGGCCGATCGCTAAGTGATCGTCCCCACCGACGTGGAAGGCTCGCCAACCGAGATTCTCGGTCGGGCCTTCCCGTCTCAGACTTACTCCGAGTTCCTCGGAGTAAGCTATTTCTTCTGCACATAGTGTCAGAAGAACTAGGACAGTCTTTGATAAAGGCTCTCCCATCATGATTCCTCTTTTTAAGTGGATCATGTCACCATCTTCAGTGAAGATGTTCCTCTCGTCGACTAAGTCGACGAGCCACAGCCATTGGCTGTGACCGAGGGCTTCTATGAAACCCTTCAGCAGGACCCTACTCGTTGAGAAGGGAATTGCATCAGTAGCGGATTTCAAATCACTACTCAAGACGGATATTCCGTCTCCCGTTTTCTCGACTGAAAGCCGAGAAAACCCGCGGAGGGCATGCCATGCCTGGTCCGCTCGCAACATCACGCTATTAGCGGATGGGTGGTAGCTTATATGCTCGTTGAGCATATGCGCTAATGGTTGCTGTAT